CATCGACAATGTGTCTGCTCGTCGATTTCAATCGGTCGAGCGGCACAGCTGCATAAAACAGAGAATGCATGTGAACATTCCACCAACCCTTCTTGTTGTTGTAGGTGAACTCCATAAAATGGGTTCCACCATCTGCACCCAGTCCGTAACCTTGACTATTCTTTCCGAATCCTAAATGATCCGGCTTACCACATAGCAACCTATTCATCCCTCTCATCGAGTGAATTCCCGGAAGTCCGGGTAAGGTTGTCCTGGACACAGCATAATCATACTGTTCTTTCAGAGACTTGAATCGAATTCCTGATTCATGTTTCTGTCCAGGTAACGTAACGGTCAATACTCCTACCGTCATATCGTTGCCAAGGTAATGCCTTGCCACTTTGAGCCGTTCCTTCATTTCGTGTGCTCGCTTTCCAGCCCTCTTCCCTTCGCAGGTAGGGCACGCGAGCCAACGGGCACATTTGTGCTTCCAGGCCTCATCAGGTCTTCCGAGCCACGCTCCTTTACAGATCGCTAAACCTGTCGCACTGCCCGAACTAAAAGTCATATGCTTCCCCATTCACTTTCGCACATGGGAAGCAATGCATTTGCTCCTCTTTGTTGTAAAACAACAATGTGTTCATTCTTCCACAGTCGCATCTCTTGAACGAATTTTCCTCGGCCATGAAGCGGCCTAACAAAAAATTACTTTTAGCAAGTTCGGTATACAAACAAGTAAGAAAGTTAACTTTCCCCGTAATACACTAATGCGGCACCAGCGCCGATTAGAACTACGGCTGCGATTTCATCCACAAGTGGTAATGGATCAGGGACCATTAAAATCGCTACACCAGCGCGAATCATTCCGCCACCCACAAGTTTGGCTCCTTCCTTCCGAACGCTGGTCCGGTCGCCTTTCCGGCCCCCCGCTTCCTTTAGATTGCGTTGCCCTTGCACCTGGGCAACGCCTCGGGCAGTCGGGGCCCCCCGGAACAAAGACGGCGAAGGTAAAGGAGATGGAATGGAGGTGCTGTGCAATTGGCACTCAACTAACTGACCTCCGATTTCAAAATAAGAATAATTCATTCTACCCACTCCGTGAAACACTGATTACAAATGCAATGATCAACAGTGTCATAACCCACTCCAGTAGAACCCTCGTCGTGGGAGATAACATCCTGAGTACGGATGTCAATATCGTCCGATCCACAGGAATCACAGACGGTTGTCATCAATACCGCTTCCGATATGTACGCTTACGCTTTAGCGGTGCACGAACGAGCTTCTTCGAGCTCTTCCTTTTGTTCGTGTATCGGTAACGCATGAGTTTACCGTTTCGGCGAAAGGTCTTGCCGTAATTGTACTTGGCCATCAAGCACACACTCCTGCAGCCTTCTCAGTGACGAACGCTGTTGCTCCGACAAGGTGTCCGATCGCAACCAATATGAGATACTCAATTCGATTATTCTTAAGATGGTCAAGGACCACCACAATTTTTGCAGTTGTAACTGCTGCTTCTGCTGTTGTCGCTGGTGTCATAATATCACATCTCCGTCATAGGTTCACAAAGGTATCCACGGTGGGTACCTGGTACAAATTCAAGTTGAATATTAAGACCCACTGGTTCGCCTTGATTGAAAAAATCAAATCGCATTAATCCACATGGGAAATTTCCACCCTTCAGACGGGTTGTTCCGCCGATCGTTGTAGCAGTAATGTTCTCAATATCGTGCGGTTGTAACGTACCAAGTTGATTTGCACCACCTGGATACATTGTATCCAAATGAGTACCATCATTTTCAAAAGGATAAGGTGCAATATTATTATCAGAAATCATATCCTCAATAACTTCGTCAATTTGTGCTGTGCCATCATTAAACAATGCTGACATCCAATTCTCTGGCTGAGGTCCAGTGGCATCGCCAGCATCCGTTGGTGCGTTTGGGTCCAGAACATCAGGTAAACCACGTGAAGCTGCATATCCTTCGATCATAGAGATAGCATCCAAACCAGTTACTGGTGAAATACCAGGATAACTGGCACCTACAGCAATAATTTCACGTTCCAATACATTTCCAGCAGGGAATGAAGTTACTTCAGGAATATGAAAAGAAGATGCTTTCCATTCACCTGTTGTTGCAGCAACACCGTTTAGATCAATGGGCAACAAATTTGCAGCATATCCAGCAGCGTGATGAGTTGCATCAGCATAAATCTTGAAATCCAAGAACTTTGGACGCACAGAAGGTGTCTCTGCCAAAGCCTCACGGTTCATTTTTGTCCATGCACGCATGGATTTCTCCCAGGCATTTGACAATACCCAGGTATTCGGCAATTTTGAAACAGAAATAATTCCAAGCGATCCGGACGGTGAACGTACCTTAATTCCGGATAGAGCCCAGTTAATCCCTTGACGATAGAATCTTCGATTAAAAATTGATGCAATTTGACTGAGGTCAACATAATGGGTTCCAACAGAACCACCAGCAACGGTTGGCATTTGCACAGTCATCGTCAGAACAGCAGGTTCAATTTTATTAGATCGCTTCGAGTATTTTCTCTTCGCCATACCCATCGGGTAAAGTATCAATCTTATATTGATTCCGACCAAAAGGCCTTGATAATCGAGGGTTTGTGTACATAAACTCCTCAATTTCCCCGAATTTGTGCTTAGGCGCCTTAAACGGCTTTGTAACATAAGCAACCTTAGACGAGTATTTGATAATCTGATCCAACTCATGCGTATCAGCATAATCCAAAGTGTAACGAGGCCCGTAACCTAACCGGGCCAAACCTACGTTCGTTCTTCCTTTGTTTTCTTTTTTCATTAACAACTGATCGCCATCGACAATGTGTCTGCTCGTCGATT